TGATGAAAAAATAGCATCTGATAATTTTATTACTCCAACTGAATATTATAATAAGATTTCTGATGGAACACATGGTAGTGTTGAAAAAGATAAGCAGGGTTATTATAATGCAAATGGAACAAACACCAATATTGAAATAAAGTGGTTCTGGTTAGAAGAATTAAAGAACTGGTGTACTTATATGGTTTCAACAAATGGCCATGAAGCACTTAATATTTTTACATTGAGTGTTTGGAATGGTAAGAATGGTTGGATTAGTATTGCAAATGAAACAATAGCTAGTGATCCTTTTTCAATCTCGCAAGATTTATTTTGCATTCGTAAATTCCAAGAACCATTTTTATTAGATGCGAGAGGATATTATTTATCTAATTATACATTTATTCCTGGAACAGATAAGCATATATATGAAAAACTTTATTTTGGTAAAAATGATATTGCGCAAATACGTGGTTTGGTTCAAAATGTATATCAAGATCATGTTGATTCATTATTGCCATTTAGATTACAACATATTGTAGGTTTTAGATTACAGAAAAATACAAAATATACAATAAATGACCAAAACAATTTCCAGACAATACGTTGGAATACTTTATATAATCCATTTACCACAGAAAAAGTAATTGGAACTTATTTAGGTTCATATGCACAAGCAAATGTAAGATACCCAGTATCAACTGGTATTCCTACTGTTTGGCGATTACCATCAGGTGATATATTTTTAGCTACAACATTTTATTGGAATGCTGATAATGGCAATGCATATTATTTTGCAAAAGATGAAGGTGGATTATTTAGAAAAAGATTTTATAAAACTGGTGATACACCTGAATTTAGAATGATGGGTGATAATGACTTTACTGCCGCATCATGGATTAATTCATTATGTGCTAATTATTTTGGTTCTGGTAATAATAAGACAATAGAAAATGATTGGTTAAGAGAAAAACCGCCAACAACCAATGACGATACAGATTATTCTATTGATTATACTAATATGCTTGATACAACTAAAACGTTTGAACAACATAATATAAATAAAGAAAATTCTATGAAGTGTTCTTTCACAGTTCATAGACCAAATGTTACAACAGAAGAAACTCAGACACCTGATTACGCTAAAAAGTGGTAAATAAATGGAATCTTTTATTTTTAATGATTTTAAGAGAAGAATAATTGAAGGCGAAGTGCCTTTATCAGATACTTGGACACTGTTCCCAGTAAATAAGTCATTTACTGCAGAATTTGATGGTAAACTTGAGTATATTAAAAGTAGTAGTGATCTTAAATTGTTTTATCAAGCAAATCATAAAGATGAAATTTATGATTTTGATAATTTTAAAACAAATATGTTTTTGGAAAATTATGTTTGTCATAAACTTGAAACTACTGATTTAAAGTCAAAACCATTTTTTGTTACTGAAGAAAATTTTGAATATTTTTTAACTATATTTCCAGGGCAAGAACATTTAAAAGAATTGTTCTTTAGTGCTAATGAAGACCGTACGATTTTTTATAATTTTACAAGACCTGACCATACAGTTAAAGAAGCAGTTGGCGATAATATTGTAGATAAAGTTGTATTCCGTGGTTTTTATTATGTAAATACTGCTGAAGAATTAAAATGGTGTGCAGAAAAGGTTAATGGAACAATTTATGATAATAAAATCAATATTGTATTAGGTGATAATATTGGTGTTAATAAAGAAAATTTTACAATTGATTCAATAGCAAATACATCTGTTGATAATAATTCTGATTTTAAAATAATCAATTTTTCAATTGGTTCAAATCCAGCACAGCCATTTGAAGGTGTTTTCTATGGTAATGGTTTTAAATTCGTTAATATAGTTCTTGACTGTCAAGAAGATGTTAATGGTATTTTCGGTTATATTGGTACAGAAGGTATAGTTTCTACTGTTAGAATTGATGGTGTTAATATTTTAAGATGTAAAAAAGCAATTTCATTAACACATTTAACAACTGATGGTTCTAACATTTATGCTGGTATATTATGTGGTAAAAATAATGGTGCTATAGAAAATGTAAATCTTAATGGTAATGTTATTTTTACAAAATTTGTTCCTGAAATGTATCATTCTAAAATGAAGACTGATAATAAGGACCAAGCTCAATCAACTACAACTTTTGAATATTATCCAAATTATTATTGTTATGATAATCCAGGTAATATTATTCCTTACATTGGTTATTTCAATGAAGGTGTTTTTGCAACATTTTCTGGATATAATGCACAAGGTAATATTCAATTCTATTGGAATACTGAATCTCCAGTTATTTATGAAGGTATAACTCAAGATACAAATGCTATTCAATCACCATTGGAATGGTATTATTTTGATTCTCGTCCAAATATTAGCGATGAGACACATTCGTATTTTTACATGTATAATACTTATGCTAAGAATCGCCTTAATGTATTATGGTATGATGGAACTATTATTGATAAAGCTGCTCAAATGGCAGGTAAAAAAGCTGGACAAATTTGTTCTAATGGTTTATATTTAGTAGAACCATCAGATTTATTGGGATATGATCCTAATGGTACATATCTTAGAAATCAATACGGTTTAAGTCCACAAATATACAATAGATTAAAATATGCACAATATTTTAATAAGTCTATAAAATTATCTCAACAAAATAGAGTAGCATATTATGTTTCACCATTAATTGGTAACAATAATAGTATTGTTAATAATGTTTGTGTATCATGTTCCGCATATACGTCTGGAACCTTTGTTGGTTTCATGGGTGGTATTGCTGGTATGCAAAATTATGGTAATCTTTCAAATATATGTAGTTGTATTAGTGCATATGATGTTCCAGAAACTTCTACTGATTTAAAACAAAAAACATATTATAAGCGTGATTGGGAATATAATACTTTAAATGGCGTTGATTATGTATTCCCAAAGAAGAGTATTAAAAATATTGGTGGTTTGTTTGGCGCTTGTGTTGTTCAAGGTAACTATGGAGCTCCTGGACTTACAATAACTAATGTTGTTGCTCATTTAAATAATAAAAATAATATTATTTTCAGAGATAGCCTTGATACCCCAATGTATGATGACTATTATTTTGATAATAGATTTGGAACATTTGCTGCAATGATGGAGCTTAATACTTCTAATATTGGTGATTTCTGGAATTATACTCATGAAATAAATAATCCGCAAAATAGATGTATTAAAGTAACAAATGGTACTTTTGGTTATGCTGAATATTTTGCTGCTGAAGACGGTGTATTAAAATGTTCTCCATATTGTATTGAATCAGAAGGTGTTAATAATTACCAATATTGGATGTATGGTGTTGCTTCACCGTTATTTGCTGAATTAAAACCTACTTATTTGGCAACGCCATCTGTTATTTCAACATTATTTGAAAATGTTGGTACTCCATTAGAAAATAATAATACATATTCTCATGTTGGTATTTTTGGTGTTGACCAAAATTTTGCTGCACCATTCTCTAATCCTAATTTCTGGTCAATTAATACAGAATTAGATTTACCTGGTGTTGGTGGTTGTGCAATAGATGATACTGTTAATCATGTTACCGGTAACTATAATATATTTGCTGCAGCAGGTGGTATTCCAAATAGTATTATTGATAGATTAAATACGCCATATTCTGAAAACTTCTCAATTGACGTTGGTTTAATGGCATCAAAACTTGTTTATTGGGAAAATTGCCAGATTAATAATAATTATCAACAAGCAGCACAAGTTTTTACAACAGTTAAATATCCAGCCGCAGCACAAATTCAACCAGCTTGGTGTGCAACAGCAGTAAATGCAAATATGGATGCTGTTGGTGATATTTTCCAATGTAATGGTGCAATAACTCAAGCAGCTACGGCAGTTGGTTATAACTCTCGTAATGCTTTAGATTATGCAGCAAATAAAGTTCTAACTACATATCCATATTTTGGTTCAGACTTAGAGCTCGTTCCAAATCATGATTTGACTTATTTACGAGATCAATTAGGGCATGGATTTAAAAAAGTAGCATTTACGGCACAAAATCCAGCATTTAATCAGGCACAATCTGACTTCTATGTTTATGATGGTGTTACCGCTGACCATCAGTTAGCAAATAACGTTAAAGAAGTATACATGACTATAGAAGAAGAGGCATTCCAATATATGCCATTTACAGATGTTCCTATTCCAGGTGGTGATAGAGATGCTCAAGTTGCTAAAATTAATCAACTTTATAAAGTTTCTGCACTTCTATCACAAGAAAATGGTTGTAATTCTAACAGAACTGGTGTAAAAGAAGGTAGATTAGTTCAGCTTTCTCATAAGTTTGGCTGGAGAGGACATTATAATGAACGTTTATATGTTCCTCAAATTAAAATAAATTATGGATTTTCAATATACAGTGATTATACATCAGACGACGAACGTTATAATACGTTTGTTATTCCATTTGATGTATTTACTGAACAAGATGCAGCAGCAGTAGATACTCCAAGACCATGGCCACCTGATAGTACATTTGAAGGATTCTATATAATTTCTTATGTTGATAATGGTAGATATGGTGATTTAAATAATGATAGACATGATTATCAGTGGAGAGAACCAGGTCGTGGCATTGGTAGTATACATAATTATTTAAATATTACTAAATCAGAAGTAATTCCAATTACTGAATATTTTACAGGATTTGCTGACGCAGAAAGAACAGTTCAAAATTGGACTCAAATTCCGCCCGTTCCAGCAATTTCACGTAAAAAAGTTGTTGCAAAATATAGATGGGTTGCAGAAAATAATAGATTTGAATTTATTGCAGCAGCTGATCCAACACAAACAACAACTGATTTTAGTTTGGCAGCAACAGGTTATTTTGCTGAAAATATAAATGCTATTATCGATAGTTCAGATACTGCAGAAACTATTGCATATAAGAAAGCTCATTTCTTTATGGATACGAATAGAGTAGTATTAGCTGATGATGGTAAAAAATATCAATGTTATGGCCCATTAGAAGGAGAAGAATTAACATTTTATCCAGCTGGTAGTCTAACACCACTTACATTACCAGCAAATCCAGATTTAGTAATTATAGCAGATAATTCTAAAGGTATGAATGAAACTGCAATAAATTTAAGTAATGTAACAATAGAAGAACTTAATTGGCAAACACAATTTGAAAAAGTTGCAGCACAAGAACCTCAATTCACAGTTCATTATATTAATGAATGGCCAGTAAGTGCACCATATGCTTATAATTATATATCATTAAATTATGCATTATATACTATAAAAGATAATAATCCAGATAATATTACATATCCAGATCCATGGTATAAATTAGGTATAAGAGGTAAATTTTATAATAATTTAGCTATATCAACTCATGTTGATAATCCAGGATTAGTTGCTACTGGAGAAAATTATACTGGTTATGATCCCGATGGTTTTAATATGACATATTTGTATAATAGAACAGACGCTATTAAAAACAATGTCAATGAAGCTAATAAAAATGTATCAACTCAAGATGACCAGTTATTAAACTATTATAAATATACTTATGAAAAATCAGCACCATATCTATATACTGATTGTAAAAATGGTATACCTTTAGATGTTAAGTTTGATTATAAAAATGATAAAACTGGATTCTGGTTTAGAATGCCAAATACAAGTGGTCATATAGAATATAATGATAAGATTCATTATGGCAGTAATGTTTTCAATATTGGTAAAACATTAAGTCAAGATTCTTTATTAAATGGCTGTTTTGTTTCGGCACAAAAAACAAGAAATGAATATAAGTGGATTACTAGTGGTTTTTCTGCAGACGATTTTGAAGGTATATATATTAGAGATAGTAAAGAAAAACCAGTAATGTATATTGATGTTGGTTTAGGTGAATGCACTGTAGGAACATCATGGACATTAAGTGCATATCCATCAGTTAATTTTGAAACTGAATCTAAAGAAAGATATAATACATTAATAAATCAAACTAGTGGATTACTTTTGGAGATAGACTAATGAGCAAACCATATGTATTTAATTCATTTAAATATCTTTTGTTTAAAACCGGCTCTGGTAAAAATGCTGATTTATATAATAGCATATATTTTGATGCATGGTTATGTCCAAAAGGTAGAAATTTTTCCGGAAGTAAAAAAATAGATGCGAATCTTCGTACTTATTTTCCAAATCCAAATGGAAATGATAGTAGTAAAATGATTAGTTATGTAGCTAATTTAGGTTTATTACAAAGAGAAAACGTTTTCAGCGAAGATGGATTACCATCTGAAGATTGTTATCAATCTGAAAATTTTTTAAATATTCCTGCTTCTGCCTATATTTTTTCAAAAAGACAATATCCGCAAGGTTGTATAGTTGATAGAGACTATAATTATCGTTCTTATGATTATTATGTTAATGATACATCATTAGATACTGTTCATAATTATTATGATCCAATCATGAATCCAACAAATGATTATAATATAGAAAAAGTACGTAGTAATTTGGAAGCAAAAAATGGGTTTCATAAAGACGTAGAAAGTACATGGACATCTGGTTTAAAACCGTATTTTGAATCAGAATATGGTTTTACCAGTGGATATAACCCAACTGAATATGCCGCATATAATATTAAAGAATTGCCATTGGTGGAAAATCAAATGAATGTTAAATCTCCAGTAAGACAATTTGACATTCCTCCAGTAAATATGGTAGGTGGAACATTATTCATAACTTGGTATAATGGAGAAAGAGAGACATTATATAACAATAATGGTAATTTAGTAACAGAAGAAATTGATCCAGTTACTAAAAAGAAAAATCCATTAGCATTTAGAAATTTTCCAGCTAATAGTGCTAGTTGTATTCCAGTATGTTATATGGATTTACCACAGACATATAATTTGAATAAAGTTCTGTTAAATATAGAATGGTCAGAAAATGGCTTATTTTCTCTAAAATAGAATATAAATAAAATATGCGAAAATTATAGAAAAAATCCCTTTTCTATAAGAACCAAAAATATTTTATTATATTTTATGTCTATATACGGTAAAAGTTATACACAAGGTATATACAACCCAACAAAACCAGAGAAATGTATAAACATAAATGGTGCAATGGGAAGTAAATGCAATACGATTACATATCGTAGCAGTTGGGAATTAAAATTTATGAAATTCTGTGATAAGTATGATTCAATACTTGAATGGGGTTCGGAAGTTTTAAAAGTTCCATATATATCAGAAGTCGATGGTAAGCAACACACTTACATTACCGACTTCTATTTTGTTTGTAAGGAAAAGACAGGCAAGATAGTAAAATATATTCTTGAAGTAAAACCAAAATCTCAAATGCCGAGACTTGATGAATGTGGTCAGATTCTTTATCCTGACCCGCCTAAAGTCAGAAGTCAAAGAGCATTAAATGCTTGGCAAGAACGTTGCAATGTTCTAAGAGTTAATAATTCTAAGTGGCAAGCAGCTCGTAGATGGTGTAGAGAACATGGTTTTGTTTTCAAGGTATTGACAGAAGAAGAAATCGGAATAAATTACTAATATAAATATATTTAAATAAATTTACTATATTTGAATTTATGGGAGTTTTTGATAATTTAAAAGAAGAATTCAATATTGAAGAAGCAGAATCACAGGCTAAGTCTGTAATTTCAACTGCTAATGAAAAGATTGAAGAAGTCAAAGAAGGTATAAAGACACAAAAATATACCATTGAAGATAAGGAATATATTAAAGCTGAACTTCAAGATTTGATAGCATCTGACCGTGAAGTCATGGAATCTTTAAAAGACATGATTGTAAATGGCGGTGGAACTCCAAATTTATATGCCGTTTATGCAACGGTTTCTAAATCTGTCAGAGAGAATGTTCAACAATTAAAAGAACTTTGTAAGGACATTACAAATTATCAGGTTATT